AAGTTGTCAGCCTTTGGTCTTGCGGGCCCGGCTCGGTGTTGCCCGCTCAGACGGCACGATCGCCGCCGCTTCGATCTCCGGCGGCACGGCGCCGAGGCGGGCCAGCTCGGCATCGACGGCGGCGACGCGTTCGGTGAGACCGCGCCGGACGTAGCCCTCGCGCTCGCGCAGCAACGCTTCGACTCGTGACATGGATTCTCCTTTGAGAAGTGACCAGCACCCGATCCGTCGAATCGAATCGGGTGCTGGTCACATGTCGGGTCAGAAGGTTGGGGTGATCAGACCCGTGCCGTTGATCCGGGCATGAGCGTTCGGATACCGGGACACGGTGTATGCCCAGTAGCGGAACACCACGAACAGGACACCGAGGGTCGATGCGTTCACTTCCTCGGTACGGATGTAGGTGGTGTCGTCCTCCCACAGATGCACTTCGTCAGCACTCACGGCGTAAATGGCGTCCTCATTGGTGCCGGCACCGAGGTTCGTGGCGACGTTGGCGTCCACGATGACGGGGAGCCCGGCGAGGTAGCCGCTGGGCCCGTCGCCGTAGCCGGCCGTGGTGACCGACCCACCAGCCTGCGGGCCGGCGCCGGTCAGGTTGACGAACGGGAAGTTCGTCCCCACCTGCGACGCAAGCCACCAGAACCGGCGAGGATGCATCAAGAAGTGGGACACACCGCCGAAGTGGTTGGTCTGCACCTGCTGAACGGCGTCGAACAGCTTCGGCCACAGCTCCGCAGCGGTCGGGCTGGCATCGGTGTAGGCGACATCGAGATTGGCGTCGGTCACCGCGTCCAGACCAGTGGTCGCCTCGGTGATCAGCGTGTTGTCGATGTTTGTCTCCAGGGCTCCGAGGAGGTCCTGGATGATCACATCATCGATGCCGGCGCCACGGTCGATCGCCTGACGGCTGGCCGTCTGCTGACCGGCGGAGGTCTTGACCGCGATCGACAGGGCGGTGTCGTCCATGTTCGTCTCAGACACGGCGCTGTTCTGCGTCGCCTGCACCGCCACCGACGAGCCGGTGGTGATCCGGCTGATCTCGACGGTCATGCCCTGGGCGGGCAGCGGGTGGGCGTTGGCGATGTTGGCGAGCGGCCGCATCGCCTTGCGCTTCGGTGCCACCATGTCGGTGAGGTACTGCGGGACGACGAGGTTGACGAACGCCGACGTGCCGACAGCTCGGAGCTCCCGACCGTCACGCTGACGTTCGAGACGCTCCTCGTTCATGTGGCGGGCGAGCCGCTCGGCGGCATCCGGATCGTACTGGCGGGATGCCACATCAGCGAAGAACCGATGGCCTCGCTTGTCGTTCTGCGGGTTGTAGGTGCGGGCCTCGCTGATCACCTTGGCGCCGCCGACAGCAGGCACCTGGGCGGAGACCCGGGCGAGGTTGTCACGCCGCTCCTGCTCGGCGGTCAGGTCGGCGACACGCTCCTCGAGGGTGTCAATCTCCTGGTCGAGCGCCTTGAGAACGTCACGCTTGGCGACGAACTCGAGGTTCTCGGCGTCGGTCAGTTCGCTCCGCCCTTCAGCGGTGGGGATGGCGAGCACGTTGTCGAGCGCAGCCTGGGCGGCCTTACGCTCCTCCAGCTTGGCCGCCACAACGGCACGCAGCTCTTCGAGATACTTCACAGGTCCTCCTGGGGACTCACGAGGTTGGGGTGGGTCCGGCTCAGGTGGGCGACAGGTGCCGACACAGGTGGTGCCCTAGATGGGGTCCGGCGTGGTCGGCGGCGTGATGCCCGGCGTGGTGCCGTTGCAACGTCAGGTGACGTTGCGCCGAGCGAGACGGAGCGTCTCGGCCTCGGCAAGTGCGAGCGCCAGGGAGGCGCCACGCGACTGGGGCTCGGTGGCCCGAGCGTGGATGTGGGTGGCCGGATTCGCCGGCCATTTCACAATGGAGACATCCCACACACGCAGCTCGGTGATGAACCGCTCGGTGTAGTCGTCGTTCCATTCCTGACGGATGACGGAGAACGCGAACGACATGGCGTCAAGAGCGTGGGACTGCACCCGCATCACAACTTCCGTGTTCCAGGCCGAACGCATGTCGGGGCGGGCGATCGTGAGGAGGCCGATCTTGTCGCTCGTCAGGTCGAGGGTGGCGTCCTTCTGCGAGGCGAGCGGCAAACCGTCGTGGTCGAACAGCAGATAAACGTCATCTCGTTCACTCAGACTCTTGTCGGCGGCACCGGCAACGATCGTCTCGTCCCATCCGAACGACGTTTTGCCACCATAGACGGAATAGGCGGAGTCGTAGATGGTGGCGTACCCGTCGAGGATCGGCTGGTCGTCACCGTCACCGTCAGAACGGACCTCGAGCCGCTGCTGGGGGAGACGGTCCCGATGATCCCAGCCTGCTTCGACAATTCGTCCACGCGCGGTGACCCCATAGTCATCGAGGGCGTCATTGTCAACGAGTCGGCGGATGACCGGCTCGGGGAGGTTGCGGAGATCACGCAGGGTCATGGCTGCTTGTCCTTCGGCGGAGTGGTCGTGTTCGGCGGCCAGTTGAGGCGGTCACCGTCGTCGCGCGGTGACAGGTCGAGCTTGACGCGGCCTTCGTTCTGCGTGCGCAAGCCGGCCCGCACCGCCGTCGCCAACACGTCGATCTTTGTCTTTTCGTCGGTGCGGATGATCGCCGCCTCGTTCAACTTCACGAACCGAGGTCGAGGAAGTTGCCTGCTGATCGCACGTTCCCACTTCGTCAACCAGAACGCGACACCGAAGGCGAGCAGATTCAACACCCTCGCCTCAACGTTTGCATAAGTGGCAGAGTCACCGGTCACCCCACCGACGAGCTCGGGAGGCACGAGAAAGAACTGGGCCCCATCAGTGGCGTTCTGACGGAGCACTTCAACCAGCGCCGCGTCAGACGGATTCGTCTGCCACGGCTCGACCTGTGTGCCGTTCGGAACGATCAACGGCTCACGATTGCCACGCAGGATGTCGAGCAGACGGGCCTTGAGCGCCTTCGCCCCGTCCTCACCTGGGTTAGTCGGCGGCGTCACCACCATCGTCGGATGGGCGCCATCACCGAAGAACTGCGCCCCATACTTTCGGGCGGCGACACCAACAGCGACAGTCTCAAGCATGTAGTCGAGCAACCCAATCCCGAACGGTGACCCGGCCCGAGTGCGACCAGGCACATACCAAACCTCGTCCCGGTCCATCACTTTGCCGTCGAAACGAACAGACCACTCGCCACCAAACCGATCTTGACGGACCGTGACCACCGTCGGTGACACCAACTCCACCTGCGTCGGATGCATCGCCCGATCCCGTGCAACGATGGCACCCCATGCGCCGCCATGCATGATCATCGACTCGATGTGTTGGAAAATCCAATCCTCGAGCGACACCTGGGCGGAAGGTGCCACCAACAGCGGCGACATCGACGACACCGGCTCAGCAACACCATCACGACGCACATACTCGTCCACCGGCATTGTGGAGATCACCCCGGCAGTCAGCTGGAGGCAAGACCAGACCCACGGCACCGACAGCGCCGCCTCAGGCGTGATACTGACCCCAGCCCACGTCGACCCGGACCGCTGCTCTGCGATCCGTTCGAGGACCGACAGGTTCGCTGTGCGCTGCTCCCGCACCGGACGGATACCAAGCATCAGCCGGCACTCCGGTCCAACGCCCACCCGGTGAAGAACAGCGCGCCGCCGAGCGCGACCAAACCGACAATCGAACCGATGGCGAACCCGGCGACGACAGTGGAAACAAGGCCGAGACCCTGGAGAAACCCCCCAACAACACGACGCCGACGAGAAGCAGCAGAATCAATCATCACAAAGCCCTTCCCGGCGGGTCAGTAGACGAAGAACGACTCGACAGCCTCCACCGGCTGCGTAGCCCGAGCCGCCATCATCACAAGCGCCACCGCAGCATCAATCTTGCGCCGCGACTTCCCCTTCGACAACCGCCACCCCTGATCCGTCATCCGAGGCGCCGCCGACTCAACCTGATCAGCGAACACCGGAGACCCATCATGAGCGACCTTGCCACCACAGATCAGCTCGTAAGCCACCTGGCAGGCCGGCACCATCCGCTGCGCCGACTGCGGAAACTCCACCATCGGCAACCCGTCATCCTCCAACGTCTGCGCCGAACGAGCGAAAAACGCCGGATCGTAAGCAACCTCAACCAACCGATATTGCGAATGCAACAACCGCAGATGCGCCTCGACCGCAGCCACATCAACCGTGTCCCCAGCAGGAAGCCACACCTGATGACGCACCACCAGACGACCATCCGACGCCCACTGACCGGCAACCACCGCCACCGAATCATGCTTGAGCGCCATGTCCACACCAACCCACGTATCGGCACCGTCAACGAAGCCGATCGTGTCATCACGACACGCCCCCCACGCCCCCGTGGGAAGCCAAGACTCACCCGCCAACGTCACCCACTGGTTAGCGAAATAGCGGCGCCACTCATGCTCCGGAATCTCATGCCAGCGACGCTCGATGTGCTCGAGCATGTCGAACAGCTCGGCGTGAGGGTTCGCCTGCAACGCCATCGTGCGACGCACATCAGGACCGTCATGCGGATCGAGCGTCTCGTCGGCCTCAGCCCAATCCATCAAGAAATGCGGGTCAACTACCTCATTGGAACGGACACGACGCCCGTAGTCGTACATGCTGCGCAGCAGCTCCGAATCGTCAGAACCGGCCGTGGAGATGGCGAGAACCAGACCGTCCTTGCGCTTGGCGATCGAGTTGGAAATGACCAGAAACACTCTTGCCTTAAGACCAGTCCACTCGTGCAACTCGTCAGCGATGAAACACGTCGGCCGAGAACCATCATTCGTGCCAGCAACAGCCGCCACCCGATACATCCGCCCCGGACCATCCCTGCGAAGAATCTCGGTGTCGAAAACCTCGAGATACGGCTTCAACGGTCCCTCGGTCACCATCACACGAGCCGTGCCAAACAGCAGATCAGCCTGCTCGAACGACGCCGCAGCAATCGGCACGTTCGGCGCCGCCGGAGCGAACGGCCCACAAAGCTGCTCGAGGCCGACCGCTGCCAGCAGCTCCGTCTTGCCCCATCCCTTCGCCCGGCCGAGCAACGCCCGCTGCACCACCCGCCGACCGGACTGCATCCGATACAAATCCCGCAGAAACCGGCGCTGATCCTCGGTCAACCGGAACGGCTCACCGAACAGATCACCCTCACCGTGAACGAGCGACGCCTCGATCCACGCCGCAGCGATATCGCCGGGATCAAGCTTGGAGCGAGGCGAGGAGCTGCGCGTTCCGCTGGGCAAGACTCACTCCCTCCTCAAACGTGACACCAAGACGCAGCCGAGCCAACGGCGTCAACCCAAACCGATCCTCCAACTTGGAGATCACACCCTCGAGCCGGTGAATCTCCCCAGCCCACGGCGACAACACCGGCTGACCCATCGACCCGACAACCTCCGGCTCAGCATCAAACCGCTGCCGGGCCAACACGAGCTGATGACGAAACTCGAACAGGCGACGCAACGCCGGCACATCAGTCGGCTTCAACACCTTCGGATCAGCAAGCGGCGACGACCACAACTCGTGCCATCCCTCAGCAACCTCCGGCGCCCAGTGCTCGGCCGGCAGTGGTGCGGCCGCCGCCCGCACCACCGGCAACCGAGACACGGTGCCAACATCCTTCGTCCTCGTCCCACGCTGACGGATCGCTGCCGGCTTCTTGGCGGTCATGAGAACCACTCCCAAAAACTGCTGGCCAACCGTCCCGGATTGACGAAGGCTGCTGCGGGGTGCTCACCCATCAACTCCCACAAAAAACTTGAGTCGCTCCCACTCAATGCGCAGCACGATTGCAGCTCGGATGGCTCGGCCTCGAACCGTCGGACAGGTGGTCGAGATCGAAATCGCCGATGATCAGCTGACCGCAGCGGGCGCACGCGACAGTGCCAGTGGCGACTTGGAATGCCCATAGACGACGAAGCTGACGGTGATCGGCGTCATAGCGGGCCCGGCGGCGAGGGTTGGCGTTGCGAGCCTGCTGACGTTTGGATTCGCACGACCGGCAGCGGGTGGTGGTGGTGAGGGACCCGCAGGCGAGGCAGGGTCTCAGCGGCATGTCCGTCCCCTGATGTGGACAAGTGTGTCGTGGCTTTGGGCGCACGACGCACTAGATAGCAAAACGATATGCGCTGCGGGATGCAAATGCAAGTCATGCTGGGATGATGTGATTGGAACGCTTGTCAGTCGGTTTCGCCGGTTCGTTGCCAGCGTTGGCGTCTCATTCGGCAGGCGTCGCAGAGTCCGGCGTTGCGTCGCTGGTCGGGGACGATGTTGGTGCAGTCGGGTCGTCCCCAGGTGAGGTGGCCTGGGAGGCCCATGCCGCCGGTGCATCGGTGGCGGGTGGTGTCGGTGGGGTCGGGGCGTCGGTGACGGTCGATGGCGGCGAGGCCGTCGTGGAAGGCCTGTGTGGCGGTTTGGTGGGCGGTGAGGATGATTTGCCAGTCTTGGGCGTTTGCGTCCCTGAGACGGGCTTCTACGGCCCTCTCAACGGACGTCAGCTCTGATGAGCCTCGCACCCCGCCGCCACTGGGGTAGCCGTCTGGGGCTGTGGTGGCGAGGAGCTCGAGGACGGGAAGGGCGGCGGCGTAGAACTTTTCTGCGAGCTGGTGGCCGGCGGCGAGCTGGGCGGCGAGTCGACGTTGTGTCACTGGTCGCTGTCCTTTCGCATCAGGGTTGGCCGGTGGGGTGGTCGGGTGCAGATCGGTGGGCTGGTGGGGGTGATGTGGAGCGTGATGTGTTGGCCGCAGCGGGAGCAGGTCCATCGACAGGGTTTGAGTGGCCTTGAGGGGGTGTCGGATTGGTCGGTTTTGGGACGGGGTTTGGTTGGGACGGGGTTGGTTGTTTTTTTCTGCTCCGTGTCGTCCCCGTCACCCCGTCCCATATACGGGGTGGGACGGGGGGACGGGGTGACGGATACCCCGTCCGGGACGGGGTTGGGACGGGGTTGGGACGGGGGGACGGGGTTGGGATCATTCTCAGTCATTCTCATTTTCCCTGAGGGCGTCCGCACCTTCCGCGGTGATCGTGTGACGGTGGGTTTGACCGGACTGTGTGACAGAGACCCATCCTTGCCCGGTGAGCCATTTGAGAGCTTCACGGATGGTTGCTGCCTTCCCATCGAGCTCGGTTTCGATGCGGGTTTTGGAGAGCCCTGGGTAGGCTCGGAGCAGCTCGAGGATTTCTCGGCAGAGATCCCACGGTGGCGGTGTGCGAGCTTCATCGGGTGGGAGCAACCGGGCGTCAACGGTGTCGTCGGGCCAGCTTGTGATCTCGAGCACGGCGATTCGTCCGTCTCCGCTTTGGCGTCCCCGGACCCATCCGGGCCGGTCTTTTTCGACGGTGATCATGACGGACCCGGTGATGGGTTTGGTGGTTGCTCGTCCGAGTTGACGGGTGGTGGTGAACCGGTAGGTGGCTCCGGTGACGCCGGCCAGTTTGTGTTGGCCGCCGAGCGCATATCGGCCTTGGGCGTCTTTGTTCTTGACCACATGGTCGATCGAGATGACTGCCGCCCCGGTCCTGTCTGCGATCCGTTTGGGGAGGAGCCTCATCCATTTGGCGATGTCGGCGTTGTCCATGAGTGAGAACCCTTCGGTGGTCATGGCTTCTGTTACGCCGTCGATGATGGCGATGTCGAACGGTTCTCGGAGGATGGGGTCGAAGTCTGTTGATCCGGGGAGTGGGATGCCGTTGCGGTCTCTGAGTGGTTCGTCGGGGCGGACGTAGACGAATCGTTCCGGGTTGGCGATGGATTCGGCGGGGACGCCGAGGGCGATGAGTCTGGCGGCGACGCTGTTCTGATCGTCCTCGAAGTCGACGTAGAGGGCTTTCATTTCGGCTTTGAGGCAGTCCGCGACGGCGATCTGTGCCGCCCACGATTTGTAGCTTTCGGATTCGCCTTGGAACCAGTGAACCTTCGCTCTGTAGAGCAGTGGCACGCCGTCGCTGCGGTGGAGCAGCTCGGGTGGGGGTACGCCTCGGCGGAGCACGGCGTCGGTCATGTCGATCGGTGCCCACGTTGATCCGGTGCGGGTGTCGTCGCTGCCGTTCGTTTCGGCCCAGGGGTTGTTAAGCGGCATCATGTCTCCGGTCGGCGTCACGTCTCCGATTGATCGCCTGTTGGGCGTGTCGTTCGGTGATGAGTCCGATGGTTACGGCCCGCTCGAGCCGCTGAACCCATGTCATCATCTTGTCGGCGTGGGTTATGTCGTCCGAGTCGGAGTCGGGTGGCTCGAGGACCCGTTCGGTCTGTTCGATGAGAAGCCGGGCGTGGCGCCGGTCACACCAGTCGCACCGGGTCCCCTCTTTGCCCTTCCACGTTGCGCCGCATTTGGAGCATTTCACGATGTCCCCGCCGATTTCATTGGCAAACCCGATGAATGGTTCCCGCATCATCACGGCTGTCCTGATGGATTTCAGAATGTTGTGATAGTGTTCATGGCAGAGCCATTCTGTGCCGAGTGATTTGGTGGGTTGACGGGGGCATCGCGAGCAGGTCATGAATCGGTAATTTGTTCCGTTACCAGTTGGTCTGAAATCGATAGGGTCTGGCATCGGCTCGTTTCATGTGTGTCAGCGGCGTCGGGAGTCTCATTCATCATCTCATCCAGTCACCAATCTTCGCCGGCGGTGGCGGGGGTGTGCTTCGCCCGGAACTTCTTCATCGGCTGAGGCTTGCCGGTGTCCACGTCTGCGGCGTAGCGGACCGTCAGCTCGTCGCCAAGGTTGAGAGTGCCGGCACCGGATTCACGCAGCGCCTCAGCGATGGCCTGCGCCATCGATGACCCCTTGACGGGCCAGATGCAGAGAGTTTCACCGTCCACGTCGATGCCGATGCGGGCGACCTGCTCCTCCCGGCCGTTGAACTTGTTGGTCCGTTCTTGGAACGATCCGACGTAGGTGACGACACCGGTGATGGTGTCTCCGATCGTTTCG